CGTGGTGTTAGCTCTCTGGTGATGAAAGAGATAAGGATGCAAGCTCTTACCCAACTCACCACGACCATGACCCCCGAAGAATGGGATTATGTTGATCGAAGAGAGTTCCTGAAAGAGAAACTGAAGGCACATGACATCAATATCGTTCTGAAAACGGAAGAAGAAGTGGAAAAAGTACGTCAGGCACGTGAAAACAGTAAACAGACTCAACTTATGTATGCTCAGGCAGAGGCTGATATAGCTTACAAGAAAGCCCAGACTATGGGTCAGCTTACCAAGGCTAAGAAATTCAATGTGGAAGCTACAAAAGATGCCCAGACACCACCGGAACAGGGTGAAAGTACTGACCCGAGGGTGGTAGAAGGTGATGTTGCTTTAAAGCAGACCGAAGTTGCAGCGGCAGAAGAGAAAATCCGGCGTGAAAATGAGAAACATGACATCGACATGCAACATCAGCAGGAAGATCATAACGTAAGAGTCGCTGTGGACACCACAAAAGCGGCACACGATATTGCCATTAAGGGTAAAACCGCAGAACATGCCATGAAAATGAAGGAAAAGAGTGTTTCAAGTGGAATAGTGGCAAAAAAGAAGAAGAAACCAGTTGCTAAAAAGTGAGGGAGAAAATGACTGAAGAGTTAGATCCAAAAACAACGGCGATATTCGAGTTTATAAGGTTAAAGCATCAACCTTCAGGAAAAGTGGTCATAAAACTTCTTAACATTTTAATTGATGAAACAAGAAAGGAGAATGACACTGTAGGACGTATGAGACTTCCCAAAAATCAGGGGAGAATAGAGGGTTTTGTTCAGCTTAAAGACTACTTGGAGAGAGAGAATCCTAACGTACAATAAAAACCACTTGACAATGAGAAAAAACTATGGTTCAATTTCAGCAACATACGCAAAAAGTAGTTATTAAGACTGAAAATGAGGTGAAGACCGAAATTTATGTAGCAGACACTATTGTTATGAAGAAGGATGAAGTGATTGACATACTTAAAACCCTAGAAGGTTTGAAGCGTAAGTTGCAACCCCTTTTAAAAACATAACAGTCTAAAGCTCGATCAAGTATGAGACAAAAGGCTCCAAGGATTAATTTCCTTCGGAGCCTTTTTTATTAAAAGAAAGGAATAGATTATGGAAGCCGATGATAGAGGGACATTGGAAACAGATGAATTTGCAGAAGCATTTGAGAAAGCTTCAGGAGCACCAGATCAACCAGATTTGAAGCCAGAGGACAACCCAGAAAATATCACAGAGGAAGTAGCGAAGGTAGAACCCGAAGTTGCGCCAGTGGTAGAAACTGTAGTTCCCGAAGCAGTTGATCCGTCGCTTCAACAGCCAGGGGAATCTGACGAGAAGTATGAACAGCGTTATAAAACCCTGAAAGGCATCTTCGATCATGAAAAAACAGAATGGAAGACCGAAAAGGAAACCCTTCTGAAGCAGATCGAAGAAGCAAAGAAACCGGCTGAAAAGCCAAAGGAAGTCACAACTGTTGATGAACCACCTCTTTTAAGCGAAGAGGATCAGGAAGCACTCAAACAGTACGAAGAGGATTTTGATGTGATTTCCAAAATGGAGGGTAAGAAACGAGAAGTAGCCCTAGCTAAGATAAGGAAGGAAATAAGCGATCATATCAATGGTTTAAAAGATGAATTGAAAGCTGAATTCGCAACCCAACTTGCACCGGCAGTAGAACTCGTGAAGGAAACCCAAAAAGAACGCGAAGAGAGATCAACAGCAGAACACTTTGCAACAATCAGAGAAAGCCATCCGGATTATGAAAAGTATGTGGAAGACGAATCAATCAAAACTTGGATTGCCACTAAGCCAAAATACCTCCAAAAAGGTATGATGGAAACTTATAGTGCAGGCGATGCTGAAAGTATTGTGGAACTGCTAAATGATTTCAAAGCGGAAAACGGAATTTCATCCCCATCAACGGCAGAAGTTATTCCAATCAACACCAAAAAGCAGGAAAAGATGCTTGCCATGACTGCGGTGACAACTCGCAGAGGAGCAGTAAATGTTAAAATGGCACCTGCTAATGATTTTGAAAGTGCTTTTGATGAGGCTGTAAATAAGCAAGGAGGATAACAATGATAACAACTTACGGAGATATTTCTCCGAGAACTGCGGCATATATTGTGGCAGAGTTACTTAAACGGGCGATGCCTTATCTATGCCTTGAGAAATTTGGACAGAGCAAAAGTTTGCCCGGAAACTCTACCCAGTCAATGAAGTTCAGACGTTACAACGCAATCGCAACAACGGGAACCAGACTTACCGAAGGCGTGACCCCGGCTGGAAAGAAACTCACGAGTTCAGACATCACTGTAACACTGTATCAAGATGGGGACTACATCGAGATCACAGACATGATTGCTGATACTCATGAGGATGCAGTTCAACATGAGTCGATGGGGATTGTTGCGGAACAGGCCGCCAAAGTGGTTGAAATTAACCGATATAACGTACTGAAGGCGTGTACCAATTTGTTTTATGCTAACGGAGTGTCGGCACGTACAGGCATTATCACCACAATTACTCGTGCAGACCAAAGGAAGATCGTTCGTGCCTTGGAACGTCAGGAAGCACAGCGTATCACCCAGATCGTAAAGTCCACCACTTCATTCAACACGGAATCTATTCTTCCGGCTTTTGTGGGTGTAACCCATACAGACATGACGAGTGATATTCGTGGAATGACCGGATTTACCTCCATTGCAGATTATGGTGGTGTTCCGAAATGGGAAACGGAAATTGGAAGTTGTGAGGATGTTCGCTATCTGAAATCGACTATCTTTACTCCGTATGAAAGTGCCGGTGGTGCTCACGGAACCCTTCTGTCAACCGATGGGACTTCCGCAGACATTTATCCGGTAATGTACTTTGGCCGTGATGCTTACGGAATTATCGCCCTGAAAGGCAAGTTTGCAATCACTCCCATGGTATTGAATCCCAATACGCCTCGTGGCGGCGATCCATTGGGTCAGAGAGGTTCTATTGCGTGGAAAACCATGCAAGGTACTGTAATCCTTAATGATGCCTGGATGTGTATTGGTGAGTTTGGGGCAACGGACTGAACTAACTACTTGACATATATAGTTATTTTCATGTCGATAGTTAGTAAAAGGCGTAACGGAAGGAAAGCATACCTTATAATTTTCCAGACATCTGGAAAAGTGACAAAATGTTACGGTAGAACACAAGTCACTAAAACATACCTTGCCTCTTACACATCCCCCTAAGAGGACATTTGAATTAAGAGTTGGGGACTACGCTACCTTTACTCCATAAGGAGGAACATATTATGGCTTTCAAATTCGGCAGTGGAAAATTCGATGACCCAGATAAAAAAGTAGATGCCAGTGTAAATAAGATCGAGGTTTTTGAGAACACAGCCCAGAGAAGGGCGTTTCAGGGAATCATGAACGGTGTTCTTGGAACTACAGGTCTTATCTGGCTTGGTGCGGGAATTGGAACGGCTGGTTCGGCTGGTTTTAAAATAAACAACACCGTTTCTATTCTCATTAACGGTATAATGACCACGGCTGCGGCTGAAGACAACCTGTTTATGCCTGAAGGAACTCAGGGGACGAGTACAGCCGCAAAGTATCTCATCGCCCATAACGGAACTTCAGGAACGGTGGTAGGACCGGGGAATGTAATCAATATGAACGATTACTCAACCGTGGCACTTGCTTCGGCGGCTGCAAAACTTCCCGACCTTCCCGATGGGATGGTGGCTTTGGGGTACGTCAATGTGTGCGCTCCTTCTGCAACCATTTTGGCATTTTCAAACGATGCTGGATTTGCGGTGGGGAAGACAGGCACGACAGGAACCGGAACCTTTGTTGATCTGGCCTGTATGCCTTATAGTGGGTAACTTGTAAACCAACAGGGTGGGGGAAACCCCACCCCAACCATTTGGAGGGAAAAATGCCAACGGTACAGAAGTCAGATCAGGATAGACATCCGGAAAAATATTTCAGCAGTCCTAAAGGGCATATCAGGGATCGTATCATTATCCATGAATCAGCCGACATGCCGAAGAACGGAAGGACATTCGGCCTCAATGGATATCTGTTCCTTGCCAAACCCGGGAAGGAAATCGATATTCCCAGACCCGTAAGACTCATGCTTGATACCTGTATTGTGACAGAATCAAATCATGAGGAAGGGGATGCAAAGGACACAAGAGATATTCCAAGGGTGACTTACACTCTTGTAAAAGAGGGTGTGAATCTTGACGAAAACGGAAAGGTGATTGACGATTACCAAGGTGTCGGGGGAATCTAATGACTGGCCAAGAACTTGTCAATGATATGCGTGAAAGCAAATTGGATGATGTTTCTCCACCGTATTTGTGGTCAGACCCTGAACTTCTACGCTTTCTGAATTATGCAGAGGTTCAGGCGTGCAGACGAGCGCATTTACTTATTGATGCGACAACGGCAAACGATTCAGGAACGGCAGCAACCGCTGGAACGGCAGGTCAAAAACCACTATGTACTCTGACCATCGCCGCTGGACAGGCAACGTACAACCTTAGTCCAAAGATTCTTCAGGTCAGAAGATGCCAATTAAGGTCGATGTCATATCCTCTTTTGGGACCTGTGACTTATGAAGAATTGGATGAACGCCTTTCCGGATGGTGGGGAACAGCGGGAACAGTTATCACTTCGGGAACGGGCGGTGCGACCACAAACGCATGGACCGCAGGAGAGGCATATACCGCAGGAACTTCAGTGGCGCATGGAACTCATGCAACGGCAGGAACCTATGCAACGGCTGGAACGATTATTACAGCCACGTTGGGCGGTTTGCCGATGTATTTCCTCAACGAGCCTACAAACACCATTACTTTCGTTCAAGCCCCTTCTGCGGATGATACGGCACAGCTTATCGTTTCACGCATCCCTTTAGTCTCGTTTACCCTTTCCACGAGTCCAGAAATAGAAGAAAAGTACCATGAAGGATTAATGGATTGGGCGGCACACTTGGCGTTTAGAAAACCCGATTCAGACACTTTAAACCTTAATCTGGCAAAGATGTATGAAGATATGTTTGTCAGGTCTTTTGGAACACTTCCTGATGCGTATAGTGAAAAGATGAGAAAAACACTATCCATGCAGGGCAGGATGAGGCCGAGGGAATGGGGTACATAAACAATTCAACCCAGTAGAGTTCAACACAACCCTATTTAAGTAGGAACAAGGAGTGACGTTATGGCTATATTAAAGTTCAAAAAACTAATAGAGGATCTGGAAAGTGGTTCTACCCAGATTCTCACAAGCGGAAAGGTGGCAACTGTAACCACAGTCACTACTGTAACCAACGTGGGATATGCTTCCACAGTGGGTACGGCGGGTGTGGTTTCTCTTGCTTCTTCAGCTTCATATGCTGGAACAACCATGCTGGCTTCGTCAGCGAGTAATGCAGCTATTGCAGGAACTGCTTCTCTTGCATCTTCAGCATCCAATGCAGGGATTGCAGGTACATCAGCTTTTGCCTCTTCAGCTTCCAATGCTGGATTGGCGGGTACTGCTTCGCTTGCTTCATCTGCAAGTAATGCGGGAATAGCAGGAACTGCATCGTTGGCCACACTAGCATCTTCAGCATCTAACGCTGGAATTGCGGGAACTTCTGCGTTTGCTTCATCTTCTGCAAACGCTGGTTTGTCTGGTACTGCTACATTGGCTACACTTGCCTCTTCGGCATCAAACGCTGGCTTAGCAGGTACGGCAACATTTGCAGCAGGTGCAACAACGGCTGGTTTGGCTGCGTCTGCATCCAATGCTGGAATTGCTGGTACTTCGGCGTTCTCTACTTCTGCTGGAAAAGCTTCTACGGCAGACCATGCAGGAACAGCAAGAGTGGCACATTATGCAAGTTCTGGAACAGCGGCACTTCCCGGCAATACTGCTTGGTGGGGTACAAGCGGTATTCAATAACCGATATATGGCGGGGAGATTAAGTTCTTCCCGCCTTTATCACCAAGGAGATTGCCATGGCAATAAAAACGATAAACATATTTAATGGTAAAACGCTTATAGGTACAGCGGGAACTGGCGAGATTATTACTTCTAATGTCATTGATATGAGAGAAGGGTTAAATGGGAGTGCTTCCGTTTATTATAACCTTAAAGGTAATCTTACTGGGACTTGCGGGCAAGGGGTATGGTCTTATCTTGGATGTCCAGTAGAAACTGGGACATTTGTTCAGTTGGGTACATTTGGAACTACAGGGACTGGAAGCACTTCTGATGTAATGCACTGGGACGCGGTAGTTCTACCGTTTATGAAGGTACAGGTATCATTTGGAACACATGGAGCTAAACTTGATGCACAACTGATTGTAAGATAAGAGGAGACGGATATGGCGCTCAAACGTTTAACGTTGACTCGCGGAGACTCGCAAACTTACACTGTTGCCTTCAAGGGTTCTTCTGGTACAGCATACAATATAAAAAATTGGGCGGTATTTTTTACGCTTAAAACAAACTATTCACTTCCTGATTCGGAAGCATCTCTTCAAAAAATAGTCACTATATTCCCAGATACCACTTCAGGTACTACAGGCATTGCTACAATCACACTTAATCCTACAGATACAGTAAATCTTGAACCAGGAGAATATGATTTTGATATTTCTGTAAGGACTGCGGCAAATGAAACTTACACTGTAATGAAGGGTAAGATGGATTTGGAATATGATGTAACAAGAACAGCGGGAACAGCGGGAACAGCACCTTGAGTAAAGACATAGAAACAACTTTATCGACTGGTCAAGACGTAAACGCCACCATAAAAGATGGACAGTCTATAGATGTTTCTATCGTTACTGGACAAGATATATCTGCTTCAATATCTGCTTCTCAAAACATTGAAGCTACAATAGAATCTGGAAAAGATATCGTTGTAACCTTCACTAACCCCATTCAGGGTTCTGCTGGAACCAGTGGCACATCTGGTACTTCAGGAATTAGCGGTATAGATGGATCTAGCGGAACTTCCGGAACATCTGGCACAAGTGGTATTTCTGGAACGTATGGCACCTCTGGTACATCTGGAACGTCAGGTACTTCAGGGGAGGATGGGAGTAACGGTACAAGTGGTACGTCAGGAACATCAGGTATTAATGGGTCGCATGGTACGTCAGGTACTTCGGGAACATCAGGAACTTCTGGTACTGATGGAAGCCATGGAACTTCTGGCTCTTCAGGAACTCACGGTACATCAGGAACTTCTGGCACGACTGGTACATCTGGCAGCTCAGGTAGTAGTGGTACATCAGGAATCGATGGTTCTTCTGGTACTTCAGGGACAACCGGAACGTCGGGAACTTCGGGCACTTCCGGAACTTCTGGGACGAGTGGTATTGCGGGTTCTCATGGCACTTCAGGAACCGATGGTTCTCATGGTTCTTCGGGCACTTCTGGTACAACTGGGACTTCAGGTACTTCGGGTAGTTCAGGAACGAGTGGTACAGACGGTACATCAGGGACGAGCGGAACCTCTGGTATAGACGGTTCTCATGGAACTTCTGGTACTGATGGAAGCCATGGAACTTCTGGAACAAGTGGATCATCAGGCAGTAGCGGAAGTTCCGGTACGTCAGGGTCAGATGGTAGTCATGGAACCTCTGGTACAAGTGGTACTGATGGTACTTCTGGAACTAGTGGGACTAGTGGGACTTCTGGAAGTAGTGGAAGTTCAGGATCGTCTGGTACATCGGGTTCTGCCGGTACTCATGGAACTTCCGGTACATCTGGCAGTTCGGGGTCAAGAGGAAGTGACGGAACATCGGGTTCATCGGGAACTTCCGGCACATCTGGTTCAAAAGGTGATACAGGATCAGCAGGAAGTCATGGTACAAGTGGAACAGATGGAACCTCTGGGACAAGTGGAACTTCGGGATCAAAGGGAGATACTGGTTCGGCTGGTAGTCATGGAACTTCAGGTACAGACGGTAGCCATGGTACGAGTGGTACGAGTGGAAGTTCAGGGTCTAGCGGTGAGTCAGGTACGAGTACTGGCGTAACGATCTTTTGGGATATTGGAACAAATGGAACTGTTAGTATTGGAGACGGTGAACAGTATCCTGTATTCGATCATTTAAATAATGGTGGGACAATAACCATGGGAGATGGTGGTGAGATTGTTGTTTTAGAATCTATAGTAACTGGGACTTCTGGAAGTTCAGGATCGTCTGGTACATCGAGTGCGATTGGTTCATATTTGACTGGTTTATCCGATAGATCAAGAAGAATCTTGGGAGCGGGAACAAGTGGAAGTACTATAAAAATTTTAGGTGAAACAAATGGACCTTTTGTCATAACTATTAGTAATATAAATTATACTATTTCTAGTGACACAGAAATTAATATTGAGACAAGTTATGATTACGATGCATATGGGAATATATATGAGGGAGAAGATTTTTATGTTTATGCATGTTTAAATGGAAGTAATATTGAATATAAAGTAAGTACAGACAGCGAAACTGCTAATACTTATACTGGTCCTTTTTCTTGGAATAAGACTCCTCGTCCTTCTTTCAGGTTGGGTGGGTTCCATACGTTTTGTTATGGTTGCGAAGAACTCTATGGGTGGCAAGCATCAACTGGTGTATGGCATGGATATTGGTGTGTATTTGGTGATGCTGGAACTAGTCTGTATAAATATCGTGCTCAGTATCAAGGAGTAACCGGAACGGCAGCACCTTCATGGCCTGTTGTTGGACAATCAGTAACTGATGCAGGAACGGTATGGATTACTGCTGATATTGGAATGTCAGGAAAGAGTACAAAAGATATTATTCCAAATAGCATTTGGGATTTAACTCATCGCGCTAGATGTTTAGATAATACTGGTATGACTTACGATCCTAATACGGGTCTTTGGATAGATATTTATTTATCAGAATCTACGGGAATAGCAACCGAAAGTCGTTATGCGGGAACTATTACTACCTCAAGGCGGTGGACTAGCGCTGTTTCTGATGGTCATTCTGTTGGCAAAAGACTTTTAACAGATAGCGAGTTTCAATCGGCGGCAGATGGATCGTGGGATGAAAGTCAAATATACGGTGGCGTTCCATTTGGAAATATGACAGGTTCTCATTCATGTTTATTTACTCTTACACTTGATGGAGCGCCAACACCGGGAGATTTTGTTCCTGGAGGAGCGCCCGTACATGGAAACACAAGTACTTTGCAGGCACAGGTGTTATATAAAGTATCTCCAACAGTATATTTATGTCGTAATTTAAGTGGTACAGCAGGATTTACGGATGGAGAGACTTTGCACGATGGAACGAATACAAGAGCTGGTACAGCAGGATATCCGAAAACTGAGGTTTCTAATATTGGGAGGATAGTATCAAATATAGGTTGTGAAGATATGGTGGGAGTATATGACCAGTGGCTTTTAGATCAAGCATTTATGATTGTTGGTGGAGATTATAGTACTGCTGCAACATTTACACTTACCGATCTTGAAGATCAACGAGGGAGTGTATATATGCAATCTGAGTCAAAAATGGTTGCTGGTGGACATTATACTGATGCAAACAAGGCTGGTACATTGAGCAGAAAAATTTCGATAGGTAGAAATACACAATCTTCATTAACGGCTGCACGATATTGTTGTGAAAGCCTTTAGGAGGAATTATGGCAAATGCATCAAAGATAACAATGACTGAAGGTGATGCTCCTGATACGCCTCCGGTTGGATCAGTAAGGTTATACGCCAAGTCAGATAATAAGTATTATTTCAAAGACTCTAACGGGGTGGAGACAGCACTTGCTGGCTCTTCGGGAACTTCCGGAAGTGCAGGTGCAACAGGTTCAGCAGGTTCTCATGGAACTTCGGGAACTTCCGGAAGTGCAGGTGCAACAGGTTCAGCAGGTTCTCATGGAACTTCGGGAACAAGTGGAACTGGTTATCCAGTACGTGCTGTACAAATTATACTTGGAAGTCCTACCGATGATGCAAGTACCGGAAACGGAAAAGCATATTTTGTTGTTCCTGATGAACTTAATGCCTTTAATCTTGTAAGGGTTGCCGCAACGTTGATGACTGCTGGTGGAACCGGTGGATCATGTGGAATCGCCCTTACGAATACAGGGACTGCTGGAACTGGTACGGTTGCCATGTTAAGTGCCAATATGGAAATAGAGGGTTCAGAAATGAGTACAAGAACTTCGGCAACTCCAGGAACTATAGATACAAATAATGATAACGTAACAACTGGACAAATTATTAGAGTTGATGTTCCGAATGTTCACACAACTGCTGGCAAGGGACTTATTATAGAACTGGCATTTTCATTATAGGGCAATATATGAATAACATGAACATGGGAGAAGTAATTGAACTCACAGCCCACAAGGGCGGTGCAGGTGACGCTTCTGATCTTACTGTTTCAATGATTCTTGTGACACCGTAGGAGAAAATAAATGCCAACCTTTTCACAAACAATAACTTCCGCTGCAAATGCCTTTCACTGGTGGCTATCTAATACTAATTTTGGATCTGACGGAACCTACGTGGGTAAAAATAGCACTACGTGGGCTCAGGATTCCTCGTTATTATTTACAAGTGTCACTGTGCCCAAGGGAGCAAGTATTAGTAGTGCAACATTGACCATTGTTGTCGCAGAGAGCTACGGGACGCCTGTATCCATATTATATGGAAATGATGTTGATTCAGCAACCGCACCAACAAGCAAAGCAGAGGGAGCAGCATTAACTCTCACAACCGCATCTATCGACCCTTCTATTACTACAACAGGCACTAAGAATCTAAATGTAAAAAATATCGTAGAGGAAATAATTACGAGGGCGGGTTGGAATAAAGGTAATATGCAGTTTGTTATAAAGGATAATGGAAGTTCTAGCGGAGCAGCTAATTACTATTGTTCCGATGCCATCGCTACTTATGCACGAACCCTGACAATAGTTTATTCGATTGGTAGGCCCCAAATCCTATGGTTTTAGGAGGCAACGATGTACGCACATAGATACATAGACGAAAACACATATCAGGTAATCCATTATTTTAACGGTGGATCACGGATTCTTCGGTCGGATCAACACGATTATCTGGCATGGCTCGCATCGGGAAACGTACCGACGATTGAGGCAGCGGGGAGATTCCTTTCAGTGGTTGACGGGAAACTCATCGTCGATCCAGAAAAAGATTCGATCCTTACGGCGGAGGCAGCTGCGCGGGCGGAATCGGCCATCAAAGCGGCTCTCAGGGAAATTGACATTTCCTCAATCCGGTCAATCCGGGAACAACTGGCAAAGTTGCCAGACGCCTCACAATATCTCAAAGATTACGAGGCTCAGGCAATATCTGAAAGAGCAAAGTTTAAGAAATAGGAGGATCAAATCATGTATCAACCGTGGGCTACAGGAAGACATTTATTACAAAAATTCACCATCAAAGGAATCACATACTCTTGCTGTTTCCAGGCGATGAAAGACGAAAAACCGTGGCAATGGTGGAATTGGCTAGGAGTTGGAGATTGGACAATCGCACATCCCGAAATCGTCATTGATATGGCAAATGCCACCATGTCAGACAACAATCCGCCAGCAGGTATGACAGCGGAGCAGTACGTTAAAATCAGAGTCGATATGATGAATAAATACTTATTAGACTATTTTAAGGGGGTGGTACCTGTGACCTGGGGAGAACAAATTGAATCAGTTTTGCAGAATCTTAGCATTTCAACAACAGGCGGAATACCTCAAGTGGTCATGCCTTCTGGTCGCGATTGGGGAGCAAATCCGGCCATGAATAAATGGATGGTGGACAGAACAGGTTATCCGGGCGATTTCAACTCAGGAAAGTTCCCGGCGTGGTGTTCGGCGAACGGATGGAGTGTTGAGGCATTAATAACTGAATACAATGGATTATAAACAATGGAACCCAAACCAAACCCTGAGGTGAATATTGTGGATCAGTACTGTAAAGATCATCATGCCCATCAGGATGCATTTCTTAATGGAGCACAGAGAATGGAACGCATCGAGACGCAGTTGTTATCAGTGGTAGGTTCACAGAAGGTTCTTATGGATAGGCAGTATGAATATATCCAGAAGATAACAGGGATGGAAAGAGATGTTCAGGAAACTAATAAAAAACTTGACGCTATGAACGATATCGTGAAATCCATCTTTCAGGATTACGGAAAACGAATAGTAGCAGTAGAGGATTCAGTAGAAGAACTGAACAAATTTAAGTGGTTTCGTATTTGGATGACAGACATGAGGGATAAACTTTTTAAGAATATGTTGACAATCGCTTTTATGGGTGGTGCGGGAATAGCGGTGATAATGGTATTTACCTATTTTATTCTAAAATATGTGCTTAACTGAGATGAATATTATCTATCATAAAGACGATATATGTTCTTTGACCAGTAGAATATGCAGTAAGGAATTGTGTCCAAGAGAGTGGAAGGAAAGATGTAATTTATTAATCAGGAATAGCGAATTACCAAAGGAAGAGAGGGGAAAATGAGTAATCGAAGAATAGAAGATTTAACGTTTGATACTCAAAAGAAGTATTGGCAGTTCGATTTTGAAATGAAACAGGCCAGAATTGATTATATCGTTACCTGCACCCTACGAACACAGATAGAGCAAAACGCCCTCTATGAGCAAGGAAGAACGAAACCGGGCAAGATAGTCACATGGACACGTAATTCAAATCATATCAAAGGCACGGCTTTCGACATAGCAATAATGGTCAATGGAAAGATACTTTGGAATCCCTCTCTCGATGCAGATGGTGATGGAATAGCAGAATATACTGAAGCTGGTATAATAGGTGAAAAAGTAGGTCTAACGTGGGGTGGTAGGTTTATAGGAAAGACAGATGCGCCTCATTTTGAATTTAGGGGATAAATATGTGGTGGACATTCATATGGAAATATAAGACATTGATTATCATAGCGATTGCCGTAGTGGTAGTCGGTTCTTATATCGCATTTTTAAGAGTGAGTATTTGGACGAAAGATATAAAATTAAAAGAACAGGGTGTTCAGATAACGGTTTTGGAACGGCAGAATACAGTCCTTCAGCAAAATGCAGATGCCATAAAGAAGCAGAATGAAGCGTTAAAGAACATACAGAAGGCGGTGGCGCCACTTCAAAACATGGTGTCCAAGATACCCATTGAAAGCAAGGAGAAGTTAAAAGATGCAAACATTACTAAAGCTAATGATTGTATTGTGGATTACGCTAATGGTTCTGGCGTGTTGCCCGAAGGCTGTGATGCCTTTAAAACCAACGTGCCTGAGTCCAAACCCTCCAATTAGAATGAAAGGTGGGGAGAATTTGATTCAAAACTATTTCAATGAAGTGGTGTACTCGAATCAACTTTTAACTCAAGTTCGATGTTTCGAGGAGACATGGAAATGAAAAAATGGATTCATAAACTATTCAGTAACAGTAAAGATGTTTCTGTAATGCGAATTCTTACCATCTTTGTCGTTTTGGATATTATACTGGTATGGGATTATCAGTGTATCAAAACTGCATCCTTTGTAGACATGGGAGTTAATAATGCTGGATTACTTGTAGGCGTGCTTTGCGCCAAAGCTCTCCAGTCGTTTGGAGAAAAGAAGGAAGAATAGAGGCTTCCGGGCAGAGCCTATAACTCAGTTTGCACCTCCCTCAGCAAACGCGCCCGGAAGCACCTTAATATGAGGGAAAACCCTTTGAGGGAGAAGGAGAAGATATGAACATAGTATTTCACGGTTCTATTGGAGAACGAACAGGTTATCAAGTCCATGCTTCCAGATTTACGGAACAGCTTGCGAAACTGGCAACGGTAAAGTTTGAAGGAAAGGGAGATGTTCACATTTCTTTGCTTGATGTTGTTACAGCGTCACAGATAATCAAGTTTCCACCTTCACCAAGTATCCTTTATACGGTCTGGGAATCGACTCAGTACCCGGCACAGTTTCTTGTCAACCTTAAGTATTACGATCAGCTTTGGCTTGTTTCGGAATGGGAAAAGTCATGTGCCATTGCTCAAGGAGTACCAGAGGAATTTATTCGAGTGGTTCATGAAGGTGTTGACCCAGAAGTCTATAAACCAAAAAAGAAGGAGCCGGGAGGAGAAAACATAGTGTACTCTCAGCCAAACTTTAATTTTGTTCATGTAGGTCAGTGGCAAGCAAGAAAATCAACCAAAGAGATATGTGAATCGTTCTTAAAAGCGTTCCCAGATAATCCAAATGTTCGTCTTTATCTTTCAGCGGATACCCTTTTTCCTTCGGACAATTACAACTCAACAGAAGAAAGGTTAAAAGCATATGGCCTCGAAGACTCACGAATCATCCCTATACATTATGAAGCAAGGCCGGATTATATCAGGCGGCTTCAGGCGGCGCACTGTGTGGTTACCTGCGCTCGTTCAGAAGGATGGAACCTGCCTCTCATCGAGTCAATGGCGTGTGGAATTCCGTCCATATGCTCCGATTTTGGCGGCTCTACCGAATATGCAGGAGATGCTATTGTTGTCCGGATCAGCGAATTAAAGAAACCGGAAGGGATTTATGGAAACTGGGATGTTCCCGGTCAGTGGGGAGAGCCGGATTACAATAATCTCGTTGAGAAGATGAAGGACGTTTATGAAAACTATTCAGAACATAAAGAGAAGGCTTTAAAGCTATCTGAAATGATACGGACGAAGTTCTCGTGGGCAAAGGCAGCAGAAACAGCCATGGAGATTCTTAATGAGTTTTCCAGACATCTGGAAAAACCGTTTGAAGTAGTAAATACTGAAAAGGAAATCAAATCTTATGCCCGAAGTCACGGTTATGACATTACAGACATGAAAAAGAGAAGCACTGTATTTGCTGTAGATTGCTGGCCTGATACTCCTGCCAAGATGGAAACCCTAAAGGAAACCATCGAACAGATTCACAGGGCTGGATATGAAGTTATTGTCACTTCTCACTATCCTGTTCCTACTGAAGTTATGACGATGGCTGATTACTTTGTTTACGAAAAGAAAGACATCCTTTCCGGAGATGACCATCCTGTTTATTGGCGGCAACTCCCAGATGGTTCAATGGAACAAAAGAGGGCGAGAGTTCAGTATCATGCCGTGGCTGGTCTTAACAACCTTCGTAATGGAATCAATTTTGCCAGAGGGAAATTCGACTGGATTTACCAGATGTCTTTCGATGTGGAAGTGGATTTAAACGACTGGTTAAACAAAGTTCATAACTCCGATAAGGACATGATCTGTTTACAGTGGGAAGGTGATCCAAAGACGTTCGGCGGTCATTTAATGGCGGCTAAAACAGAAGTCATGGACAAGATATACCCCTATCTTTCCTCATGGGAAGAATACGCAAGCCGTTATCCCGAACATAGGTTCCTTGCAGAACGATGGCTTTATGAACACGTTTCCAAGATTTACGACATTGAAAAGAATGTCGAGTTCATCAAGATGGATATTGTGAACCGTTTCGATCAGGCAGATCGAACTCTATGGGGCGAAGATCGGTTCCTGTGTCATTTTGTAGATGGTGCATTCCTTCAGATTATCGGTTCTTCGAGCATGTCCAATAACGAATACGATATTGCATGGAGTACCAAAGAAGCGGAAAACGTCTATAACCTCAAACAGAAAGTAGGAATGTGGAGCAGATCCAAGACAAAGTATTATCAGGACTGGACTGTGAAAGCATCCCTCGGTGGAAATGTAAAATTTGAGCATAAAATCGATTTAAAAGGGAAGAACGTCATTATCTCCATGGGGTCAAAAGCCCTTGGTGATACGATTGCATGGATACCTTATGTTGACGAGTTCCGGAAGAAACATGAGTGTAAGGTTTACTGTTCAACATGGTGGAGAAACATATTCGATTATCCGGATATCGAATTCATTACCCCCGGAAGTGAGATTAAAGACATTTACGCTACCTATGAAGTAGGATGCTTTGATGACCAACTCGACAAGAATGTGAAGAACTGGCGGGAAACGAATCTTCAGAAGGTTGCTTCTGATATTCTTGGATTGGAATACGAACCTATTCGGGCGAAGTTGAAGTATCAAATCCCAAAAAGAGGCAACGGTAATCCGGCAAAACCCTATGTTTGCTTCTCGGAGTTTTCAACTATGAAGAATAAGTTATGGAACCGTGAAGGTGCATGGCAGAAGATTATCGATTACTTGAACGCTCAAGGATATGAGTGCATTTCAATAAGTGCTGAAAAGGGTAACCTAGAAGGTATCATAAGCCACAACGGGCAACCGATTGAACAGACGATAAATGATGTTGCAGGGTGTGATTTTTATATAGGACTTAATGCTGGTCCTTCATGGATTGCCTATGCTCTCAACAAGCCGTGTATTATGATTACAGGTGTTTCCATAGAAGAGAATGACTTCCCAAATGAACACAGGATTTCTATTGATGTATGTAACCCCGGATGCTTTCATGACCCTTCTCTTCCTATAGATAGAGGGTTCGATTGGTGTCCAAGAAACAAGGATTATATTTGCACAAAAGACATCACCGAAGAGCGTGTGATAGAAGAAATAGAAAAGGTTATGGAGGTGTTACATGCCAGTAACGATAAAGAAAAAGGGAAGTCATTATCAGGTGAGCACGCCAAAAGGGATAAAAAGCAAAGGAACAACTTTAGAGAAGGCGAAGTCACAAGAGCGACTTCTTAATGCTGTGGAACATGGCTGGAAACCCGGTAAGAAAAAAGGGTATGGCATTGAAAGGAAGAAGTAATGGATATTGCAATTCAACAGTCTGTAGATAAGTTCTCTGGAATAAATACAGTCGATTCTGCGACAAGGCTTTTTCCTATTGCCATAAGCAGAACGGAACAGGTTTATCCTCTTCAACAGGCGAACAATGTGGATATTGACAATACCTATGCCATTTCTTCACGTTCCGGTTTCACAACAGTCCTAACGGGAACTGATATTCATTCCTTGTGGTCTGACAATGTGACGATGCTCTATGTGGATGGAGTAATTTTCTATAAACTGGATACCGTTTATAATCAGGTCATCATTAGAAGTGATCTTTTTGCAGGTGCAAGAATGTCCTATGCTTCATTCAATGACAGGATTTACTACACCAACGAACACCAGATTGGATATATCTCAAAGGATGTTGACAATGCTTTGATGACACCGGCGAGAGAGTTTAAAGAGCCACTTCCGGCAGGACAGTTTATCGAAGTTCATAAAGGATGCCTTCTGGTTGCCAAAGATAACATCCTCTATATTTCAGATCCACTATGCGACTACTATGATGTTCGTACCGGATACCGAATCTTCAATAAACGGATTACTATGCTACGTTCCATCGTGGACAATGGGATTTATGTTTCTGACGATCAGGTGTGGTTTATCAAAGGAAAAGGGAATGATGAGTTTGCAAGGGATGGCGTATTCCCATCTCCGGCTATTCCTTACACGGATATACTGGTTGCGGGAAAGTATGTCGATGACAGTATAGATGGTGATGTGGCAATATGGACAAGTGAAAACGGGATATGTCTCGGTGACAATAGCGGAAAGGTAGTTAATCTGACAGAAGCAAGATACACATTCACAGCAAGAGGTAGAGGAACGGCTTTCGTCAGGGATAAAAATAATGTTCGTCATTACATTAATTCATTGTATTAAAAGGAGGACGCCATGGCTGTTCGGTTATCAACGGGAATTCGTAACAAGTTATTGGATGGTTATACGGGTACGGGAGGACTGAAATCTATCTTGGTAGGTGGGTTTTTGGACATTTACACTGGTTCGCAACCCGTAAGTGCTGACTATGTAGAAACAGGAAGCAAACTGGTTCGTATCAGTTCTACAAGCGGAACAGCCGCTTCAGACGGTCTTCGCTTCGGAACTGCGGCAACTGGAACGCTTCCCCTTACGGTGCCTGTATGGAGTGGAAAGGTTATTCTTGCTGGTGTAGCTGGATGGGCAAGATTTTACGGAACTGGTGGAACTTCAGGAACCTCGGCAACAGAAAATAGAATTGATATGAGTGTAGGAGTTTCCGGCGCTGACCTAAATCTGTCACATACTTCGCTGACATTGGATTCTACTCTTACGATTAACACATTTAGCATTACTGAAACGGCTGAGTAAAGGAGGTAATAACGATGGCCTTGAAATTAAGTTTAGACCTCAAAGAATATGCCATAAGTGCTGGAATTGTTAAGTGCATGGCTGGAACCTGCGGAACAGGCGGAACGGCACAACTTGAAATATACACCGGCGCACAACCGGCAGATGCTGATTCGGCTACCAGTGGAACTCTTCTTTGCACCATTACGGGTATAGGATGGGCAACAACTGGTGGAGCAACATCAGGCACGGCAGCCTTGGCAAATGCAGCAGGATATACGGGAACGGCAGCTACAACGGGAACGGCTGGATGGGCAAGAATGAAAACGGTTGGTCTGGGATATACCGGATCAGCGGCAACTCACGTTATTGATGGTGATGTTGGAACAGCTTCTACATGTGTTTTTGTTATCAATGCTGTTTCGATCACTGCGGGTGGTGTTGTTTCCTTGCTTACGGCTCCAATATCTCTTTCATAGAGAGGTGTAGCAAATGGGTGAATACAAACCAGCCGTAGCCGGTGATGATGGTTGTTGGTACGGTGCAATCTTTAGCGGTACGGGAACGATTACTTTTGGTGATGGTGGTGGTCCTTACAATGCGTTTATTCGTATGCCATCATTTACTCCGGCTCATGGAGATATTGTAAGTGCGGCTACCCTTACTGTTACAGGAATAGGAAGTACAGCTCTTACCGTCTGCAATGTAAGAATATACGGAAACCTTTCAATAGATGCCGTTGCCCCTACATCAGCCGCTGAAGGAAATGCCCTTGTCAAAACTACTGCATATGTGGACTGGACTGTTCCCGCCTTCGGGAGTGGTGTCGCATATGACAGCCCTGACGTATCACCTATCCTTCAGGAGATTCTTGACCAAGCGGGATGGGTTTCTGGAAAAGCAATACAATGGATTATCGTAAATAACGGGTCAACGAACTCCGCATATCGTGATATTTATGATTGCGTTACTGATATTGCCAAGGCAGTCCATCTTGACGAAACATCTTCTGTTCCGACTATAAATGCTTCCATTCCTATTACTATGAGCATGCCCTCTACTTTAATGAAGGGTGCGTATGGAGACATGGAAGCGACACTTCCCTTTACAATGTCCATGGGCGGCACACTCGCTGTTACAACCATTTCCGCTTCGATTGCCATAACTGCATCAATAAGTGGTACTATCGGAACTCCTCCTAAAATAAGTGCGTCTATCCCCCTTCGTCTTTCGGTTGGCAGTACGATGACTTATTTTATGAACGCCACCGGCGAAGCTCCTTATATTATCTTGCCCGCCATAACCATTTCAGGAGAGGGATTTGATGAAACAATAGGGATAGGGGTATTCTCATTACCATCCCTTACTATCACCGCTGAAGGGATTCTGGATGTTTCTGGTGATGGTTTGCTGACGCTTCCATTACTATCTATAACTGGAATAGGAACACCGAACAATATAGGTTCGGCTCTTATCGATCTTCCCAGACTGACGTTGCTTGCTGAAGGCCAGATAAATGAAATAGGAACTGCGAATATAACGCTTCCCATGATGACATTAGTTGCTGAAGCACTTTCCGGGATAATCGGTTCGTTTGACAAATCTATTCCCCCGATAAGTATATCTGCTACAGGAATAATGTCTATAGAGGGAAGTGCGAGTATCACATTACCTTCTCTTGTTATAACAGGTTCATCTCTAGCAGTTGTTGCAAATTATCTTTCAATGGTTATGAATATTAAGAACAAAGCACTTACGCTTTATGACAATTATGATTTCAATTCCATGTGTCAGTTTAACGGAAAGTCTTTCGGAGCCACTTCGACAAAGATAGTTGATCTTTCTACAGGGACCACAGATGATGGAACTATTATTGATTGGAACTTCCGGACTGGTTATCTTGATCTCGAACAGAGATTTAAAAAGAAACTGAAACAGGTATGGTTTTCGTACAAATCAAGTGGTGATATTATCCTTACGGTGATTCAACCGGATGGTGAAGAATATGAATATAGTCTTGAGGGGATTTACATTACCGAAACCGGAGTGAGAGTTAAAATCGGAAAAGGTATTAGAAGCAAATACGTTGCTTTGGATATAAAGAATGTTGATGGAAGCACATTGACACTTGATGCTTTGAAACT